CTTGGGTCTGGTGTATTAGGATCATCCCAATCATACGCTATACCCAAGTTAATTGTAGATTCACCTTCTGGTCTAGTAAACAATGTAATATGTTGAAATATTTTTCTTTTTTCTGTGGAATCAAAGTACAAAAAAGGAGATGCATAAACAGCAGTTACATCTTCAGTATTAAACGTACTACCACTTTCTTGTTGAAATATTTCACCATTTAAATCACCGTGTAGCACTACTTCAACATTATCTATAAGTCCACTGGTAGCAACAAATGCTCTTATACCTAGTAACTCTCCAAACTCCCAACCAATACGTCTATCTGCAAATCTAAGACCACCTATTATACCTGCTGTATCTGATGCTGCTGTAGTTGTCTTTGGAAAAAAATATCTAAACTGAGATTTATTTCTAATAACAACAGAGGACATATTAGCTAGGTCATGTGTACTAGGTAATGCTTGTAATAATTGTTGCACTGGTTTAGAGATAGTTTCAAGTTCAACGTCACCAATTCTAGCAGTACCTTGAATAGGACGTATACCATCTGATGCTAAGAATAATACGTCACCACCTATTTCAATAATACTATCTGTAGCAATACATCCAATATTATCTGTTACTTCTGCAAGAACAAAATCTGATGAAGATGTTCCTGTTAATTTTTTAATTTTATCTTTACCAAAAACAAATAAAGCATCTCTAAATTTTGCAAGACCTGTTATGTTAAATCCTACATTAAGACTACCTGAACCACTAGCTGATCTAAATCTGTTATCTACGTTAGGCTCACTAAACAGTAATATATTTGGTCCTAGTCCTGTTGTTGGAAATCCTGCATAAAACTGATGGTTTTTAAAATCTGTACTAAAAGATGCACCTGTTGGATTTGCATCATCACTAGTTGTATGATTACTAAACGTAGTACCATCAAACTTTGCTGGAGTATTTGTACCATCACAAAGTATAACTGCTTCTGTTCCTACAAACGAGTTAAAAGTATCTCGTACTTTTGATACACCTATAGAAGATCTAAATGAGTGTACTCTATTAAAACCAGTTACACTGTACTTCCATATTGTGTAATACTGACTGTATTTAGCTGTTACAGAACTACCACCACCTGTAGCACCACTAGTTGCAGCAGATGTAAATGTAACAGTATAAGTATTTGCATCTGGTACTGTTACAACTTCCATTTCTGTTGCGTTTGGTGTTATACCTCCTACAGCAGAACTTCCAGTAAATGTAACAAAGTTTCCTACAGATAATCCATGTGCAGTGTGTGAGACTGTAACCGTTGCACTACCACTAGTAACTGTAAAAGGATTTGATCCTAACGAGTGTGTTTTATCAAAAGCCTTAAATGTTACTGAGCTTCCCCCTCCTGCACCACTGCCACTAGCATTATCAGTAAAAACAACTGTATAACTATTTGCATCAACAACTGATGCCACTGTCATCTCTACATCATTAGGTGTTATACCATTAACAGCAGAAGATCCTGAAAATATAACTCTGTCATCTACTGCTAGTCCATGACTAGTATGTGCTACAGTTATTGTTGAACTACCATTACTAGTAGTAAAAGGATTAGATCCTAATGATCCTGTAAAATCACCATCGTTTCTTCTAATTGCATAAGGCACTCCACCAAGTATCCATATGCCTAGTATTTGACCTACTCCAGTTACTGTTCCAAAACTTGAGTCATAAGAGGTATATCCACTAACTCTACGATATCCACCAAACTGTGATATCTCCATATTTAACATTCGGAGTGCAGCGCCTGGATTAGATCCTGCAAGTGCTAATGCATCCTCGTTGGTAAATAAACCACCACGCGATAATACAGTTACATCTTTAAGAGCGTCTGTCATTAAAATGAACCATGTGGTACTGCTATTAGTCTCCCCACTCTTGTATCTCTAATATCAGTAAATCTATTAATAAGAAGTGTGCGCATACGCTCAACACCCTCTTCAAACTTTTGTTTTGTTATAGCTGCTTGTTGTGCATTATCTCTAAACATATAAGTATGATATAATGCTCCATCTATAACAACGTGTTTAAATTGATCAGGAACTGCCATAGTATCTGTATCATTTACTAAGTCATTTGCAAAGGCAAAGTAATTATAATTTACAGTGTAAGCTTTATCTGGAATAGGAGAGAATCCTGCTTTATTAGAAAGTGTCCTATAAACGTATACAGGATTTGAGAAATCTGATGAAGTTGCATTTCCATCTCTCTCATAAAATCTGGCAATAAATGTATCATAGTTTATTAGTCTTAATAATCGTGCATCAGCACTTATACTATCGTCCTTTGCAATACGAAAACTATCCCAATCTGCTATTTTAAAATCAGTAGCAAGACTGTATTCAGCCGTACCTGATGATAATGTTAAAGAAGCAGAGGTATAGTTAAAAGGAAATTCAAATTCTTTTTGAGATATTTCTTGCAATGATGCATTAACTGAATCTTTTACTTGAGCGCGAAAACCTGTCGCTGTAGCAAAATCAGTTGAAGTTAATTCAACTTCGTTTAATCTACGCAATGTATCATTAACTAGTGTAATAAAAGTTGTTGCCATGTCATATCCAAATTAAGATAAAGGGGTAGCCCAAGCTAATGAACTACCCCAAGATCTATTAGGCTAGGGTATCCCTAGCAGCAGCTACAGGTTCTGCACCCTGTTCATTGAGATCAATAACAGTAGCATAAACCCTAATTCTGCCAGTAGTAGGTGCTGCACCTGCAAGTTTAACATCAATCGTATCAGTTGTAGAAACAAACTGTGTATACGTTGAAGCAGCCGAACCAACAACAGTGTTAGTTTGACCGTTAGAACCTGCTGCACAGAAACCTGTTGACGTTACGTCTGCACCATCAACAATATCGTCACCTGCTGCAAAGTCGATATCAGCAGTAACAGAAGAATTAAATGCTTTCATAACTTCTGCACCAGCGTTAAGTACAAGTACTCCTGCTGGTATTTCTAGAAGTTGAAAGATATCTCCATCTGCACCTGAGTATCCTTTTGCAACCATGTCATCGATATCAAGAGTAGCCTCAATATTATACATAACGTGACTATCTTTTTTAGATGGTAAAGCAGCGATTGAGTCGGACCCTACACCTACGGTATCGGCATCAGTCATATCATAAGTAGCCATGATTTATCCTCCTTAACCTGCGATGTTATAGTGGGCGCGAACAAGAGCTTCAGGACGAAGAATCTTGCGACCATACAAATGCATACCACGAACAATGTCAGCAAAGCTGTCGTTGTCACGGTAAGATTCTACTTTCTCGATTTGAGAAGCTGTTGCTACAGCAGAATCGTGTCCAGCAAGAACTACACCAAAGTGTGATGAAGAACCATTAGTGTCGATAGTTCCTGGACCTGTACCTATTGAAGGTAGGTTGTTAGACAGATAAACTCTGAAACCACGAATTAGACCGCTAATAATGCGACCGTTTCGTAGAATGTCATTTGCATTCTGTCCACCAGCAAAGTCATTGTTTAACAACTTGCTGTTTTCGTCGTTTAGCTGTTCAGCAAATACTGGATCAACAACAACCCAGCGGTTGTCCCTGTCAACATTTTGCTGGTCTAGTAAACGAGCCATGCGGTTTAGAACTTCTAATGGAGTTGCTTCACCAGTAGATCCATCAGGGTGAGTAGCGATGGAGTCTGTTGTAGCACCACCAGAAACAAAACTTGCTCTGGATATTAACATAGAAGCTAACAAACCGTCAGCTGCAACAGACACTGGATCAGTACCAGACTTGTCAGCTGCAACTCTAGCTGTACCTGCATTTGCATGAAGTGCAGATTGTTTGAAGCCAGACATATAACCAAGAATCTCTTGGTCAAACTGATCTTTAAGGCGATAACCTGCACGATCAGTAGCCATTGATTCAAAGTTCACATGAGAATGTGCTTCCTCAATGTCATCAATTTTAAAAGCAAAGTAGTTAGCTTTATCGACAACAAGAGTGAAGTCCTCATCGTCTAGGTCTTGTGGAGTTACTTGCGTACCCCTTGCGTACTCTTGAACCGTAATTTCAGGTTCTTTGATAATACGGACTGTATCACCAAAATTAGAGATCTCACCAAAGTAATCACTGTTGGTAATATCTTCAATGATGCTAGTTTTACGGAAAGCCGACTGAACTTTTTTACTGTAGATTACAGGTGAAAAGTTACCATTAGGTAGGTTTCCATAACCAGCAGCGGTTTTAAAAGCCATTGATTTTCTCCTATATGTGGCTAATATAAGTTCAGGGGCATTTATTGTTGGGTATCCTACGAGGGGCCAACGCCAAACGGTATACCTTGTACTTATCGAGTTATTGGAAGAGTTTACTTAGTAGTCTTACTAAAAGAGGTAAGAAAACTCTAAGAAACATTTAAGCATATTATATCATATACTAAAATGCTTGTCAAGTAAAAAGTTATCTAGCAGCACCAGTTTCGTCATATTCAAAGTTTCCAGAGGCGATTGCTTCTTCTATTTCTTCTTGATGCTTATCCCACTGTTTACCTGATAACTTTCTAACTTTTGATTCAGACCATTTTGCTTTAGGGTCTTGATTTGGTTCTCTCGTTCTTCTACGAGTATCAACTGATTTAGCTGCTTCTTTTGGTGAAGACTTATCTACACTATCTCTTTCTCTTTCTAGCTTAAATAAATCTATTGCTTTTGATGCAGCTTCAAAATCATCTTCATTATCGTAAAGTGCCTGTTGTATCATCTTAGGCTGTTTTTCAGCCCATTCGTGAAACTCTGAGCTACCTCTTAATTCATCAAAATCAGGATGACGTTTAGCTAATTCAGCTTCAGCAGCTCTACGATTTACATTTTGTTCTTTTTCAGTTAAGTATGCTAATCTTTCTTCTATATCTTTTGAGTTTTCTCTTGCCTTTTTTGTAGCAATAGTTTCTACTACTTTTGCAACATCAGGGTATTTATTAGCCCACTCATCTATTTCTTCATCTGTCTTAGGAAGTCTTACTTGTGTCTTTGTAAGATTAGACAACTGCTCCCTAATTGTCATTAATTCTTTTCGATGCTCATCTTCTTTCTTTTGAAGATGTCTACGCAAATCCCCAT